GGCGGAGAGTGCGCTGTCCGAGAAGGACGAGCGCAAGCTTCAGCCTGGGCCACGAATGATCCGCCGTTGGGTGGAGTGGCTCCGGGCTGAATTTCCGATGGCATGGCTGGCCCACACTCGTGCGGACCAGCTGTGTATGTACGAACGATTGAGCAGGGAGATGCGCAACTTGAACGTCAGGCCGGCCCACATTGAGGCCGTAATTGACCGGATTGTGTTGCTCGCCCTTACGCCCTCGGACGTCAACATCGAGAGCCGCAAGATGCTGGCCTCTGAGGCCTACAACGAGCGGTGCGACATGAAAACGGGGTGGCGCGGACGACCCGCCATTTTCGACCCTTGGGACATTTTTGGCAGTTCACGGAGGCAGAGGGAGCCGCCACCTAAGTAGGGGTGCCTGCTGCGGATGCCCGGGGTCACTACTGCGGTTTACCGTGGTGATGTGCCTAAGATGGTCGAGCATCCCAGCGGGAAGACCCCTAAGGAGCGAGCAGTCTACAGGCTGGAGGGCTTGTCCCAAAACACCTTGTACGGCGTGCACAACTCCAACATGATGAACCTACGGCGGAGCTTGGTCGAGCGGGTCTTCCTTGTTGAGGGACCGGATGGAGACCTCGTAAGCCCGCCACGGCCCGCGCCCGACGTCTATCGGAGTCGGTGGAGCATTTTCATGGCCGCGTACCGGAAGCACCTTTTCAAGGCCACTCCGTGGAGCTACAGCGAATTCGTTGCAGCTTATCACGGTGATCGTCGACATCGGGTGTACCAACGCGCAGTCGAGAGTCTGCTCGCCAACCCATTGGTGGCGAAGGATGCGTGGCTGTCCACATTCCTCAAGGCTGAGAAAATCGACCTCAGTAAAAAGAAGGACCCTGCCCCAAGGGCCATCCAGCCTCGAAGTCCGCGTTTTAACGCATTTGTGGGTAGGTATTTGAAGGGAATTGAGAAGAGGGTGTACAAGAGCCTCGCGGGCCTCTTCGGGGGCCCGACGGTGATGAAGGGGCTGAACGCCATTGGCACTGCCGCTGCCCTTAGGGAAATGTGGGGGTCGTTTGACAACTGCATCGCTGTGATACTGGACGCCTCGCGTTTCGACCAGCATGTATCTCGGGTGGCACTCGAGTGTGAGCATGAGGTGTACGACTGGATTTATTCAGGCGACCCCGAGCTCCGCCGGGCGCTGTCCATGCAGCTGGTTAACAAGGGATTCGCGAGATGCTCCGACGGGTATATCAAGTACACAGTGGAGGGCTGCAGGATGAGTGGTGATATGAACACCGCTATGGGCAATTGCCTCGTTATGTGCGGGCTGGTGTGGATGTATGCCAACGACCGGGGTCTGACCCCGGGCCGCGGCCGTGGACATTACCGGCTCGCAAACAATGGCGATGATTGTGTCATCTTTTTGGACGCTGCTGACCTCCGCCTGCTCCTTGAAGGGTTGCCCGAGTGGTTTACCACTATGGGCTTCACCATGAAGGTTGAGCAGCCCGTGGACATCTTCGAGAGAGTTGAGTTCTGCCAGACCCAACCAGTTGAGACTGGTCGAGGCTGGGTGATGGTGCGGCGTGGCACTCGTTGCCTCGCTAAGGACAGCACGTCTGTCTTAAGCATCCACACTGATGCCGAGGCCCGCTCCTGGATGACGAGCATTGGGTTATGTGGATTGGCCTTGGCAGGCGACGTGCCCATTCAGGGTGCGTTTTACTCTCGTTTGGTGGAAGTGGGTGGTGGGGCAAAGCAGATCAGACACCCGCACCTTGAGTCCGGGATGGCCAATCTGGCGCGGGGAATGACCGCGTGCACGGGCGTGACAGAGAGGAGCCGAGTCTCTTTTTGGCGCGCCTTCGGCATTATGCCGTACCAGCAGATTGCTATTGAGCATGACCTGGAGAGCACGGTGGTGTCACTCGCGCCACACCGTAGGGTATGCCTATCCCCGGGCTGCCCTCTTGTCGAACTCACCTGATCCGGTACCCCGCCTCATGGCCAAACGCGGTAAGGGCAAGAAGCCCAAACAGCCCATGCAATCTCGGGGCCCCACACGCCCACGGCGCCGTGGTGGTCCTGGGCTTGCTGGACTGGACGCTTATGCGGCTGATTACGCCCGCCTTGTTGCGGACCCTTGCAACGCGCGGCTGACGAAGGGCATAAGCATGGGCTCCGAGGGGTCCATTGTGATTCGCCTGGAAGCAGACGCGATCTTGTTCACTGCTGGCGCCGACACAGGCGGTGCAGTGTTTTGGGTTCCTGGCGGTAACCTGGCTTATGCTGGGGCATCCACCACGGACACCAGCACATTGACGTTGGGCAACTCTGTACCTGGCGTGGCTGCTGGATCCGGCTTTCTCGGGGCAAACGCTAGTGCATTTCGCTGTATAGCGGCGTGCGCACAGTTGATGTTCCCTGGGACTGAGCTTCAAAGGTCCGGCGTTGTTGCCATGGGAATTATGCCCACGTCCACAGTGGGCGGGCTGCTGCCTGTCTCCATTGGAGGCCAAGGTGGTCTCACGACGCTGGGGAATTTGCGCTCGTTGTGTCAGTACACCAAGCGCGTCCCCGACGAGATGACTGAGATGACGTGGCGGCCGGGGCAGGCGGATGGCAACATGAACAACGCTGATGCCATTGCCGGCAACGATTTGCAGGCCCAGGCGGGAAAGAATGGGATTCTCATCTCCGCGTCCGGCTTGCCGGCCGGGGTGGGCATCCGTATCCGTACCGTTGCCGTTTATGAGTATGAGCCATTCGTCGGTAACGGCGTGGTGGCAACTGTGGAGACTACTCGCAGTGTTAACACCGTCAATGACGTGTTGCGGACGCTCGATAACGCCATTCCACAGTGGTTCATAGACGGCTTCAAGAAGGTCGGCATCACCGCTTTGCGCGCTGGTGCTGGCTACATGACTGGAGGCGCGAGTGAGGCAATGATTAGCCAACTCTCGCTTGGTGGGTCGCGAAGTGTCAAGCGCGTCGGGTATTGACCCGCGCCGCATGGCTGAACCGGGTGCGCGGGTTGAATACGCACAAAAGGGGGCAAACTCGCAGACGCGACTGGAAGGGTGTGTGTTAACTTGCCTAATCGGTCTAACACACGGTGATCGGAGTGGGCTGGGGAGCCTGCTGCTACGACCACACACATCCGAGCCACAAACGCGAGCGAGAACTGTCAGGG